CGAGCTACGCAGCAAGCGAGTCCTACGCAACATTGGCACCACTAGTCGGGACACAAATTGCAACCATTATTGTTTCGCCAGCTGCACCATCAACACCCGGCACGTATTCGGCCACAAACCCCGGCTTTACTATCTCGGGCGGATATCTCGAAACACTGCCAAGCATGAACGCGTCAATGGGCGAACTAGCCACCATGGATATTGTTATCCGCGGCGGCACCTACACCGTAGACGTATCTTAAAAACAAACAAGCTGAAAGGTAGCCCGACATGCAGTTAAGGCTAAAAGTACAACGACAAAACGAGGACGCCTACGAGGTCACCACCAACCTTGCGGTCATTGTCGCATGGGAACGGCGCTTTAAGCGTCGCGCCAGTGACCTAGGCTCGGGCGTTGGCATGGAAGACTTAGCCTTTATGGCTTACGAGGCCAGCCAACGCTCTGGCGTTATCGTACCCGCCACGCTCGACGCGTTTATAAACAGCATTGAGAACCTAGAAGTAGTAGACAGCGAGCCGGCAACTTTTACCGTGCCGGAACTATCCGGCGACAGTTAGCAGAGCTTCTATTACACACGGGCTGGTGGCCCCCAAGTGTAGACTTTGAGTTACCAGACTTAGCCACCGTTATAGATGTACTTGAAAGGCAGCGTAAACAAAATGCCCGCTAGCGCGTCTTATCAGGTTTACGGTATCCAAGAAGCGTTGGCAGAAATAAACAAGGTAGACCGCGTTTTACGCCGGCAGATTACTAAAGACATTCAGTCTGGCGCTGGCACCAAACTTGTGACCGCGGCCCGCTCGTTTATTCCGACGGCTAGCCCGCTATCGCGCATGGTGAATGGCAACATGATTAAAGGCCGCGACGGCACGGGTTGGTCACGCGCCCGTGTTCTCGCTGGCATACGCACCGTGGTAGGCAAACGTGGCCAGCGTGCCCGCACTGTAAGGTTCTCTAACGGCCGTACAGCCGATTTTAAGGCGACGCAATACCAGTTGCTTGTACTACAGCAGCGAGACGCTGCCGGCGCTATCTGGGACCATGCAGGCATCAGAGGTGGCGGGCAGTTTGTTACTAATCTTTTGGCTGAAGGCGAGCACGTCGGCCCCGCAGCTGCGCCCCGCGCATTGCAACCAGCCGCCGAAAGTGTGCTACCCGCCGTCGAGGACGAGGTAGACAAGATAGTGCAACGGGTTATGACTATTGTTAACCGTAACCTCGTACAAACTAGGACGCGCTAATGGCTATCAACATTCCGATTATTTCAAGCCTGAACACTAAAGGTTTTGACGCAGCCAAAAAAGAGTTTGCAAGCCTGCAAGGTTTCGGCGCTAAGTCTGGTTTCCTGCTACAAAAAGCCATGGTTCCCGCTGCCGGTGCGGTCACCGCATTGGCTGGCGGTTTGGCCATGGCCGCTAAGGCCGCTATTGCCGATGAGCAGTCACAAAAACTTTTAGAAACACAACTGCGCGCAACGCTCGGGCCTAACCAAGCGTTAGCCGACTCTATGGCCGACTTTGTTGACCAGACGCAGTTAGCAACGGGCGTTGCCGACGATGAGCTACGGCCCGCACTTGCCGGCTTAGTACGTTTTACCGGGGACGCAGCCAAGGCCCAAGAGTTATTAACGCTCAGTATTGACGCGTCAAAAGCCACGGGTAAAGACTTGGTGGCAGTTTCTACCGCTATCGGCAAGGCATACGACGGCAACTTTACGGCATTAAAAAAACTTGGCGTACCGCTCGACGACAACATAATTAAAACTAAAGATTTTGAGGCTGCACAAGAGGCACTTACCGCACAGTTTGGCGGCGCGGCAGCCGCTAATGCCAACACCTATGCCGGCCGTTTGCAGATACTTAAAATACGTTTTGACGAAATGGTAGAAGGCATCGGTTACCGCGTGCTACCAGCGCTCGGCCAACTACTTGACTACGTAGACCGACTAATAAAAATAATGGACGAGCGCGGCCTAGGCGGGGTAATTAGAGAACTTGGCGGCAAACTACGTAGGTTTGTTGACCCGTTCCAAGCAGTACAAGACGCAATAAGCCGCAACGTAGACGAGACCGACGGTTTAATAGACAAACTAAAACAGACCGGCGTAAACATTGTCAACCTTGGCAGCGGTTTTCTCAACTTTGGCGGCAAGGTACTTGGACTTGACTTTAACCTAGGCAAACTCAAGACAGGTTTAGACAAAACTAACGACGGTTTAGCGCTTGCCTACGCCAACACCCGCGCATGGTCAGACACCATTTTGCAGCTTGACGCAGACCAGAAACGCGCCAACTACCAAAAAGCCGTAGACATTGAACAACAACGCCTAGCAAACATTGAAATAGGCAAGAGCACTGCTAGCACTGATAAGGCAGCAAAAGCCGCTAAACGCGCGGCAGCCGAGACCGCCAAACATGCTGAGGCAGTACGCACACTCAAAGAGTCCTACGACAATGCGGTGCAAACAGTCAAAGACAAGTTTGCCCCCGCACTCATGCGCGCTAATGAGCAACTCACCAAGGCAACCGAGGACTACAACAACTTTTACAAGGCAACTGGTGACGTGGTGCGCGGCATATTCAATGTGGGCGACGCTTGGACTACCGCAGCCGGCAGCGAAGGCGCTAAAACCTTTTTTGGTGTACTAGACGACCAAGCCAAAAAGGCTAGCGAACTTGCTACAGGCATAGAAAACCTTATCGCTGCCGGGTTAGACGACCCCGAGCTATTAAAGTCAATTCTTGCCAGCGGTGCAGACGTAGGCCTAGAAATAATTAAAGGCTTGCTTGCCGGCGGTAAAGCGTCTATAGACCGTCTGCTTGGTATCTCGACAACGATTAACGCAGCTGCCGACCGTATCGCAAAGTTGACTGCCGACAAGTGGTACAAGTCGGGCATTGACCAAGCCCAAGCGATAGTAGACGGCGTTAACAGCGTCATTGCTAACACTGAGTTTTTATTACGGTTTGCGCTTGACCCGCAGAGCGTTACGGAAATTGGCCAGCAACTAGACGCAAGCCTCGGCACCGTTTTTGGTGGCGGCGCAGCACCAGCACCGACCACTAACCCATTTGGGCCAGTCTTAGGCAGCATTAACGCCAGCCCCAACATGGGCGGTGGCCGTGTAGCAGCTTCAAGCGTTGGCGCCATGTCAATTACAGTTAACGCCGGTCTAGTTTCCACGCCCGACCAAATAGGTCAACAGATTATTGAAGCAATACAACGCGCACAGCGTCGCAGCGGAACGGTGTTCGCCCCGGCATGAGTACACCAACTATGCAAGTGCTGGTAGGTTTTCAGAGCACGACGGGTTTTGGCACCCCGTTTATGCTTGACGACTCTTTTTATGGCGTGCTTGACACGGCAGGCCGTGGCACATTAGGCGGCGTTACTTTTGTTGACTTAACCAGTCTTGTCGAGTCGGTCAACATTATTCGTGGACGGTCACGCCAGTTAGACCAATTCAACGCTGGCACCGCCACTATTGCTTTTAACAATGTTACCCAAGTTCTAAACCCGTCTAATACGTCTAGCCCGTATTACCCGTTTGTGCTGCCACGTTGCCCCGTACAAATACTTGCAAACGGCGTACCAATTTACACGGGTCTTATTACTGACTGGAACCTCGACTACGACATAAGCAACGAAGACATGATGTATGCGTCATGCGCCGACAACTTCACGGTGCTAGCTAACCAAGCTCTTAACGCCGTTACGCCGTCTGTTGAGGCCAGCGGATCCCGGATAAACACCGTTTTAGACCTAGCCGAAATAAACTACCAAGGCGCTAGGTCTATAGATACTGGCAGCTCAACGTTGGGCGCTTTTGCTATTAGCCAAGACACAAACTGTCTAAACTATTTGCAGCTCATAAACACAAGTGAGCAAGGCTATTTGTTTATGAGCGCGGCCGGGACTCTTACCTATAAAGGCAGGTCGAGCGTCCTTAACCCGGTGGCTGGCGCCACGTTTAACACTGACGGCACAGGCTTGCCATACCAAACGCTCATTAACCAGTACGGCGACGAATTGCTCTATAACTACATTGTCACGCAATCGCCAGCCGGCGCAGCACAAACCGCCAGCAACGCAACCAGCATTGCGCTTTACCAAGCCCAACAGTACGCGCTAACCGATTTGCTAAACAGCACCACCAGCGAAGTTGCCGGCTTAGGCAACTATTTGCTTGGTAAATATCAAAACCCCGTTTTACGTTTTACCGGGCTGTCTACCCAAATGACGGCGCTATCTACCGCTAACCAAAACATTCTGCTCGGGCTAGACCTAACCAGCATTTGCACAGTTGTTAAAAACTTTGTAGTAGGAACACCAAGTACAGAAACGCAGACGCTTATTGTTTCTGGCGTATCTCATAGCATTACGCCCGGCAGTTACATTATTGGCTTTACTTTTGAGTCAACAGACGGCAACCAGTATTTAACACTAGATGACCCAATTTTCGGTACTCTAGATAACAACCTATTAGCCTTTTAGGAGAACACATTATGGCAACACCATTCCCATTTGTAGCAGGCGCAATCCTTACAGCTGCACAACTCAACACATTTGGCGATTTTGTCGCCTACACCCCAACTTTTACCAACGTAACAGTCGGCAACGGCACGCTCGACTTTGAGTATTCAGTATTAAATAATTTTTGTGTTGTTAGAGGTACGTTTACTCTTGGCTCAACTTCATCAGTAGGCGGCGGCGGCGCAATCATTACGTTGCCAGTAACAAGCACCGCAATAGCAGGCACCCCGATTTATGGCGTTTGTCTGCATCAAGACGCAACCGGTGACGCTTTTTCAGGAACAATTAGCGCGGTTAATACAACAACCGTTAGATTAAATAGAAGTGCCGTGAGCGGTACAAACATTGTGCAAGACAACATTTCAGCACTCTCGCCGTTTACTTGGACAACTAGCGACCGTATGCACGCTTCATTTTGGTACGAAATCGCATGATTTGGCGGGTTAGCTTTGTGGCGCTTTTGTTTGGCGCAATTCTTGTTGCTTGCGGAGACCGTGAGCGCGTCAACTGCCCGCGCACCAAAAACAAGGCGTTGCGCGCAGAAACGACAATAACCGTGGACACCGCCAGCCTTGGCAGCACTCGACTACTGGCAGACAAATGCCCATAATCCCGCCGCCACGTCGTGAAGAACGCATGACAAGCGAGCAAATTAAAGCGCGCTTAATCTTTGTTGTCGCTTGCGCGCTGTCATTTACTTTTGTAATGGCCACCATGTCACTTATATACGGACTGCTTTTTATTACGCAGCCTATGGACGTTTCGGATAATGACAAGTCGGCTTGGGCGACGTTACAACCGTTGCTTTTATTCCTCACCGGCTCACTTGCTGGCCTACTCAGCGCTAACGGGCTAAAAGACAAGCCAAAGGATAAACCAGAGTGAAAAGCACTAAGTACACCATTACCACCACACGCCAAGCAATAGCCCCAATACGCAACAACTACCGCGCCATATACCTACACGTCATCGGTAACGGCATTGTTTATCTAGGCGGCGAAACAGTCACCAGCGCCGACGGCACCCCAACCGAAAAAGGCGCAGTCCCATTAGAGCTATACATACCAGCCGGCGAAACCGTCTACGCAGTAGTCGCGTCCGGTACCGAAGATTTGCGCGTACTTGACTCTTCAAACTAACCGAAAGACAAAACTCATGAACAACGACGACAAAAAAGGCCTACTAAAAATTGTGCGCGACGCAGCTGCAAAACTCTTAACGCGCATCGCCGACATGATTAGCCGGCCATGAAATACACCGGCACCACCGACGGCGCAGCCTTAGGCAAAAGACCAGGCACCGAAAAGTTCGTAGACATCATTAAGAAAAAAGGCTTCACAAACCTAGGCACTTGGGCCGTAAGAAACATGCGCGGCAGTGACCGCCTCAGCGTGCACGCCACAGGCCGTGCAGCCGACATTGGGTACAAAGACAAA